TGCTAAAAAAGTTCTTGAATACAAGTCAGGCTCAGATTACGGAATGTTATCTCGCCCTATTTATTACTTAACTTATCCTGAGTTCCTGTCTCGCAAAAAGGCTATGTTTGACGCAGATGCTGATGAAAAGCGTGAGATGAACCGTGAAATGGAGGGTTTTCACGGACGTGCAAAAGAAGATTGGTTAAACGTTAGGTTGTTAATCCTTGATGACTTAGGTAAAGAATACGGCTCTAACTATGACAACACTTCTTTTGATGAGATTTTACGCAGTCGGTATGACAGAGCATTGCCTACAATAGTAACTACCAACGAGATGCTGGAAAATTGGGGAGCCAAATACAGCAACGCGATGGCAAGTTTTGCTAACGAGGCATTCCAAAGAGTTCGCTTAGTTAACAAAGACTTAAGAAGGGCACGAGCATGAAGAAAGGCTCAAATTTGGAGACGTGGAGAACGGTTCAGTTATTCCTCTCAACCACAGGGGTGTACGAGGTACAACTACGCCCTGGCGATACTACGGCGAGATGTAACTGCCCTTCCTACCAAGTTCGAAGCAAGTGTAAACACACCGCTTTTATTCAACAGCGAATGCTCGAAAATTCTGGGCAATACGCTATTTTAGTTCCCGAAGACGTTCCAGAAGAAGAGACTGCTAAAGCATCTGAGTCTGCAGAAGCATTTAGAACTTTCATCCTGAAATATGCGAGAGTAGAAGTGTTGTGAGAAATGGCGACATTTCTAATGAAACACCTTCGCGTTTAATTGTTCTTGCAGAAGTTGTTGCACAAACTGAAGAAGTAAAAGAAAAGAAACTTTTTAAATCTTCTACATATCTTCGTATTAATAATATAAATAAAGAAGCAGTTGCACAATTATGGATTTTAACTAACAAATACGGTTTGTCCGTAGAACTTGCAGGTATTGAGGAAAGTGGTTTAGATAAATCTGACTTAGACCACATTATGGAAATTCTTGACAGGAGAGGAGGTAACCCGTTTAATTTTGCACAGATTTACATGACGACACAGGAGTTAGTAGATGACTTACCCTATCGCGTAAATCTAAAAGGTGTGATAGACATTCCCCCTAGATTGGGAAGATATGGTTCTTGGGGTATTGAATTAAATCGTTTATGAGAGGAGAATAAATTCGTGGCAGCAGATAATGAACACAGACTAGTAAGTAAAGTAATTCGTGACCGCGACATTCTCCCAGTATTACAACGCGGAGTTACATTTGATTGGTTTTTAGATGACGACAATTCTCGCGTATGGAAATTTGTTGTAAAGCACTATGCAGAGTATTCAGAAGTTCCAACTGCTGTAACTGTTAAAGACCATTATCCAACATACAAAATTTTAGATGTTCAAGATTCACTTGAGTTTTTAGTTGACCAAGCCGTAACGTTTAGAAGAAAACTTCTTGTAAGACAGGGTTTAGAAAACTCTGTTCAAAAATTAACAGAGAATGACCACGAAGGTGCTTTGGTTGCTATGGAAGCAGCCATTACTCGTGTTAACTCACAAGGTGTTCAGGGAACTAACGAACTTGATTTAACAAAAGATGCGGAAGCAAGATTTGCTGAGTATCAAGCATTAGCAAACCAAACAATGCTGGGAATTCCAACAGGCTTCGACAAAATTGACGAGGCAACTGCTGGATTACAGGGTGGGCAGTTAGTGACAGTTATTGCTCCTCCTAAAACAGGTAAGTCACAAATAGCACTAGCAATAGCGATACACGTGCATCGTGACGGCAAAGTGCCAATGTTCCAGTCTTTTGAAATGACTAACAGAGAACAACAACAACGACACGACTCAATTCGTGCTCAAGTTTCTCATGGTCGTCTTCGTCGCGGAAAACTCTTTCAAGATGAAGAGGCTCGTTATATTGATATGTTAAAAGGCATGGACGGAATGAAAGAATCGTTCCATCTTGTTGACGCTGTAAATGGGTTAACAGTTGCCTCTTTATCTGCCAAGATTTCAAAGTTACAGCCAGACATTGTGTTTGTTGATGGTGTTTATCTCATGATGGATGAAATGACTGGTGAGATGAATACGCCACAATCTATTACAAACGTAACGCGAGCATTGAAACGTCTTGCTCAACGTCACGACATTCCAGTAGTTGTAACTACTCAGACTTTGTTATGGAAGATGAAGGGCGGGAAGGTAACTGCAGACTCTATTGGTTACTCCTCATCATTCTTCCAAGACTCAGATGTCATCCTTGGTTTAGAACCCGTTCCAGATTACGACGATTTAAGAACTTTAAAGATTGTTGCAAGCCGTAACTGTGGTCCTAGTGAAACAAGTTTGACATGGAAGTGGGAGACAGGGTGTTTCCACGAAGAATCAAAAAACTCAACTTGTGCTGTTTGTAAGAGAGGCTTAGTAATATGACGGTTGTAGATGTTGTTAAAGTTTTGGATAAATTAGGTGTATTTATCATAAGAGAACGTGGCGATGAAATGCTTGCTCATTGTCCTGGTCATGAAACTCGGACTGGACAAAAAGATGTTAACCCTTCTTGGTACATCAACCAACGAACAGGTGCTCACATGTGTTTTTCTTGTGGATTCAAAGGAAACTTATTCTCTTTAGTTGGGGAAGTCCAAGGCTTCTACATTTCAGAGGACATTGATTACAGCGCAGTTAGTAAATGGATTGCACAGATTGAAAACATTACTCCACAAGAATTGGCTGCTCGTCTAAAAGAAGCACCGCAGTATGTAGCACCAAAACAAGAATTACCTATGGACGATTCACGATTGGCTTTATTTACAGAGCCTCCAGCATGGGCTTTAGAATCTAGAGGCTTAACAGCCGAAGCATGTCGTAAGTATGAGGTGCTGTGGGCAAAAGAAGATACGTGGATACTTCCAATTAGAAACCCACATGACCACACTTTATGGGGTTGGCAAGAAAAGCATTCGAAGCAACGTTTGTTTAGAAATAGACCTCTAGGTGTTACAAAATCTCGCACATTATTTGGTGCACACGAAGTAACTCCAGAGCAATCAATTTTAGTTGAGTCACCTCTTGATGCTGTACGAATTGCTTCTGCAGGAGTAGTAGGGGGAGTGGCTGCCTTTGGAGCACAGGTAAGTGAGTCTCAACTTAAACTCCTACGGTATTCCGATGTGGTCATTGTTGCGTTAGACAATCCAAAAGTCGACCCTGCTGGAAAAAAAGGTTGCGAAGCATTTTTACAAGGGGCTAAGAAGTTAGGCATTACTGCTAAGTTCTTTAACTACGCTTCAACAGGTTTAAAGGATGTTGGCGATATGGCTAACGAACAAATTCTTTGGGGCATAGAGAATGCTATTGACATGATTTATGGGGAGAAGGCGTATCTCTAATGTTTACAGGCACTTTAAAACCGTATCAAGTTGAAGCCGTTGAACGTATGGCAAAGCAAAAGAAAATGCTGGTTGCCTATGAGATGGGTTTAGGAAAAACTTGCATGACGATTGCAGCACTTGAAGAGTTGCGGGAAAGAAAAGAAATTACCCAACCCACATTGGTTATTGTGTTAGCAAGTTTAAAGTATCAATGGGAAGCAGAGATAACAAAGTTTTCAAACGCCACAGTTACCGTCGTAGACGGGTCAAAAGCAGTACGAACTAGGCAATACGTAGATGGCACATACACGGACTACATAGTGACTAACTACGAGTCTATTGTTAATGACTGGGAGTTACTAAAAGGTTTGTTATTTGACGCTATTGTGTGTGATGAGGCTACTGCTATAAAAGGTTTCCGTTCTAAAAGAAGTAAGAAGGTTAAAGAACTCGCAACAAAAATTCCCGTTAAGTATGCATTAACTGGCACACCTATTGAAAATGGAAAGCCAGAAGAGTTGTATAGCATTATGCAGTTTGTTGAACCATCGATGTTAGGTCGTTTTGATTTATTTGATAAAACCTTTATTGTAAGAAATCATTTTGGCGGGGTACAGAGATACCGCAATCTTCCGTTACTACACGAGAAGATTAAAGAAGCGTCGGTTAGGAAGGCTCAGTCAGACCCTGATGTTGCCCCCTACCTACCCGCCACTATTCATTTAAGCCCTATCAAGGTTCGCCTAAACAAACCTGCTCGAACTCTGTATGACAAAATTAAGTTAGATTTAACAACTGACTTAGAAGAAGCCCAATCTCTTTTTGGAGGGGGTTTTTCTTTAGACGCAATTTATGGGCAAGGACAAGCCTTTGGCGGACCTGTAGACGCAATGCGTGGGGCTATCATGTCTAAAATTACTGCGTT